ATAAAATAAAGTTTGTAAATATTTGTTTAATTAAATATTTTAATTGTACATTTGTCAGACAATAACAAACAACAACATGGAAGAATTAAAACCTTTAGACCTTAGACAAATGCGCAAGGAGCGAAAGCTAACCCAAGAGAAGTTGGCATTCCTTGCCGGCATCTCGGTTGTCAGCATTAACAAGTCAGAGATGAGTGGCAACATGAACCTCAAAACATACTTTAAAATCCTTAACGCACTTAAAACCTACCAACCATGATTTACGGATTAGCAACAATATTGTTTTTAGCCTTTTGGGCATTATGCGATATAATTGCAGATGAGATTAAGTCAAGTGAGATACAAAAAAAGAAAATACCTGCTGAGTTTTGGGATGATTACAAGAGAACTATTTATAGAATAGATACAATGCACATCAACGAAGTTTCCAAAGTGCAATACATGGTTGATGATTTGATTTACAAATATGCAGAAAGCCTTGATTATGTAACATTCACCGAAAGAGTAACCATACTTATAAAAAAGATTGAAACAAAGAAAAAAAGTTTTTTATTAATAGACAATTTAAACTAAGCAAAATGGGACTAAACAACAGTCAATCAGAATCAGTAGTTTTTTTAGGCATTGCCAATGGCAAAATCGTTCGTCAGTTCAAACAAGCAACTGAGAAGTCAACAAGTCGTGTTAACAAGATGGGACGCGAAGTTCATGAGGAGTTTTACGACTCTCTCACCGGCATCCTTAAAGATGTTACCACAAAGGAAAGCGAGTACGGTAAGTTTTGGGTTGTAAAGATGGAATCAGATGGGGTACTTTATCAAATTGAGATGAATTACTCAGGTGGTTACGCTGCAAGTTTCCTTAAGACCATACCCAACGCTGATCTCACCAAAGAGTTCACCATCACACCGAAGCTTACCATCGAAGGTGATAAAAAAAAATCGGTGTTGTTTGTGAACCAAGGGGGGTTAGGCTTAAAATGGCACTTCACTCGCGACAATCCGAATGGTATGCCAGAGTTAGCAAAAATCAAGGTCAAAGGCAAGGATACATGGGACGATTCAGATAGGATGGAGTTCCTTGAGAATTACATGAAAACTGAGATTTTACCTAAATTAAATAATAAGTCATCTCAAGTCCAAGATGACGAGGATGAAATACCTTTTTAGTGTGATTTTTTGATTGTGCCGGAGGTTGTGTCTACATCCTCCTATTTTTACTCTTTCTTTAACTTTAACCTAAAACCTTCAAACAATGAAGAAATTTAACTTAGACTTGGTCAAAGGACGTATTGAGTTCCTTGACAATCGCTTTTACTCGACAAATGATGGCGGATTTGTACCATCGGTGACCACAATTTTAGAAGCATATCCTAAAGATGCTTCGTACTTTAAATGGCTCAAAGATGTTGGCTCTGATGCCGACTCAATTCGTGATGAAGCAGGTCGCAGAGGCTCGATAGTGCATGAACTAACTGAAAAGTATGACTGCGGTGAAGAGTGTACGTTCATTAACTTGCATGGCAACCCACAATTTAAAATGAATGAGTGGAGTATGTTTGAGAGGTATGTTGAGTATGTTAACTTGCATACACCTAAGAACTGGGCAATGGAGCTACACATGGCATCAGCATCACTTGGATTTGCCGGAACATTGGATAGAGTCATCGAGATAAATGGCAAGACAATGCTCATTGACATTAAAACATCCAACTCAATTTACCCATCTTATTGGTTGCAGTTGGCTGCCTACCATCAGCTTTTAATGCAGAGTGAAAGCAACACCGGCATTGACGCAGTAGGCATCTTATGGCTTAACGCTAAAACACGCACTATGGGTAAAAATGGGGCTATTCAAGGCATCGGATGGCAGTTGGTAACAAAAGATATGGATGAGCTTAAGAACGACTGGGAGCTATTCCAATCAACGCATAAGTTATGGTTAGCTTTGAACGCAGATACAAAGCCAAAGCAATTATCTTACCAATTAACACATAAGAGAAATGGATGATTCAATCGTAAAGGAAGTAATTAAAAACTTCGAAAAAAGGTCTATCATAGGTTATCTTAAATACGGAACAACTTTAGATAGAAATGACTTAACATTTGAGCAATGGGTTAATCATTTGCAGGAAGAGCTTATGGATTCCTGCCTCTATCTTCAAAAAATAAAACATGAACTTAAGAAATTACCAGATAACAATAAGAGATAAGGCTCTTGATTTGCTAAGGACTCACTCCATTGCCTACTTGGCGATGGAGGTGAGGACTGGCAAGACTTTGACATCTATTGCCATTGCCTATTGCTACGGAGCTAAAAAGGTGTTGTTCGTGACTAAAAAGAAGGCTATTACGGACATTATCCAACAAGCTTTTGACATGGGTTACGAGCTTGACATAAAAGTCATTAACTACGAACAACTCCAAAACGAGAAAGCCATTTATGACTTTATTATTGCAGATGAAGCACATGGATTGGGAGCGTTTCCAAAGCCTACAAAAAGAGCGCAAGAGCTAAAAAGAATTGCAGTAGGTAGACCTATTGTGTTTTTGAGTGGGACTCCTTCTCCTGAGTCATACTCTCAGCTTTACCATCAGTTTTGGTGCAGCTCGTTTAGTCCCTGGAAGCAATACCCAAGCTTTTATAGATGGGCAAAGGACTACGTATTTTTACGTCAGAAGTTCGTGTTTAATAGGTCGATTAATGATTACTCACACGCAGATTTGCATAAAATTAAACCAATTATGGAGCAATTAATGATATCGTTCACGCAAGAAGAGGCAGGGTTTCAGTCTTTTGTCGAGGAGGAAATCCACTACGTACTAATGGAGAACTCGACCTATAAGTTTGCAGATAGGTTAAAGAGAGATAAGTTAGTCAAAAATACTGATGGCGAGATTGTGATGGCTGATACTGCGGTAAAGCTTATGAGCAAATTGCACCAAATATATAGTGGCACTATCATTGTGGATGAGCCTCAAAGGATTGCAAAGTGCTTTGATAATAGGAAGGCTGAGTTTATACATGATAAGTTTGCAGGAAAGAAGATTGCTATTTATTATAAGTTTGTAGCTGAGTATTTTGCTATTCTAACCCTATTTGGAGGCAGAATATGTACAGATGCAAAAGAATTCAATGAAGGCGGTAATGAGCTTGTATATGTTTCTCAGATAGTGTCTGGGCGCGAGGGTGTTAACATCTCGACTGCTGATGCGCTGATATTTTACAACATTGACTTTTCTGCCGTTTCGTATTGGCAAAGTAGAGCAAGAATCCAAACTAAGGATAGGGAGAAAGATAGTAAGATACATTGGATATTTGCCCACAATGGCATCGAGGATAAGATTTACAAGGCAGTGATGGAAAAGAAAGATTACACTTTACAACATTTCAAACGTGATTATGGGATTTAGGACAAATTTAGTTAAGGTTAGGATGAAAAATAAGCTAACTCAAAAGGAAATGGCTTTGTCAATAGGAGTAAGAGTCCAGGCATACCAAGCTTATGAGCATGGTCGCGCACATCCTAACTTCACAGTGCTAAAAAAGATAATAGACGAGTATAAAATTTATAATACCTATAATTTCCTATTTTATGAGGTTGATATTTGACATAACATTAATTTTTGTTAAATTAATTTATTTAATCTTAGTTTGTGCGCCCATTACAATAATCTTACTTATTTTTATCAACCTAATTGACATTTTTAAAACAACAAAACAATGGATTTCAAAACAACAAAAGCAGAAGTAACGCTGCAACACATTAATTATGCACTCGGATTAAGGTCAGATGTGGATGTATTTACTAAGATTTCTTCTCAGAATATTACTTGGAATGTACAAATTTCAGAGAAAGAGTGGGGAATTAAGTCGATTGATGTAGAGATTACAAAACTTTACATCGAAATTGAATGGGAAGTTTATAAAGAAGATTTAGGACTTATTGACATCACATCTTTGCTTTGTAAGTGTGATTTATTCCACACAGTTGAAGAAAGCAGCAAATACATAACCGGAACATATAAGATTTTCGGTAATATGTTTAATATTATCGAGAATCTTGAGGTAAATGGTGGCATTTTAGAGATAGAAGAGGTCTTAATTGATTTTATGGACAATGAAATACATATTTTATGACACATGGTAGCCTATTTAGTGGCATAGGAGGGTTTGATCTCGCAGCAGAATGGATGGGATGGGAAAATAAATTTCATTGCGAGTGGAATGAGTTTGGTCAAAAAGTCTTAGATTATTACTGGCCACAAGCAGAATTATTTAAAGATATTACAAAATCAGATTTTAAAAAATACAATGGAGCAATTGACATTATTTCAGGAGGATTTCCCTGCCAACCATACTCCTCAGCAGGAAAAAGGCTTGGGAAAGAGGACTCAAGACATCTCTGGCCGGAAATGCTTAGAGCAATTCGAGAAATTCAACCGCGTTGGGTTGTGGGCGAAAACGTTCGCGGACTTACTAATTGGAATGGAGGGTTGGTATTCGATGAAGTGCAGTCTGAGTTGGAAGCTGAGGGCTACGAAGTCACACCGTTTCTACTTCCAGCTTGTGCCGTCAACGCTCCACACCGGAGAGATAGAATCTGGTTTGTTGCCTACTCCTCTCGCACAAGCAAGAGAACAAACGAACTTCGAGGCTTACGATGCGAGGATGGAAAGATTAGTGGACAAGGGACACAAACCATTCACGATGCCATTAGACCAAATGGCATTGAGGGGAATGTTACCAACTCCAACTGCAATGGATTCAACCAATGCAACAGCACAAATGAAATCAACTCAAGTGAAGGAAGGTTCAATGCACTCGGTGACTTTAACGAGAGCAATGTCAATGGGGATGTTGCCGACACCTTGTGCAACGGACGAGAGAATGCACTGGAAGACGGACAAATGGAAAGGGGACGATTTAGGAAGTCACATCAACGAGGCACTTGGGACTCGTTCCCATCTGTCTCCCCAATTTGTCTTGGAAATGATGGGCTTCCCGGTAGATTGGACGGCATTACCTTTCCAAAGTGGAGAAACGAATCAATTAAAGCAGCAGGAAACGCAATTGTCCCCCAAGTAGTTTATCAAATATTTAAAGCAATACAAGAGTATGAAAGAATCGGATATACAAGCCCAAATCACCAAGCGACTCAAGGACAATGGATGGTTCGTAACCAAGCTCATCCAAACCTCTACCAATGGCATACCAGACTTGATGGCTATTAGGAAAGGAGTAGTGATATTTTTAGAAGTAAAGCAGCCTGGAAAGAAGGCATCACCACTACAAGAGCATCACATCGAAGGACTTAACCGGATGGGAGTCTTTGCAAGGGTGGTTAATAAGTTAGAGGATATTGATGTTCACTGTTATAAATTATAATATGCAGACAATAAATAGCTTATCAGGAGGTAAAACTTCATCATACATGGCAGTTAATTATCCTGCTGACTATAATATTTTTGCACTTGTTACCATTCAGGATGTTAATTGTCAACCAAAAGATAAGGCATTGGTGCAAAAAATATCTGATAAGATAGGTAAAGAGTTTATTGCAACTGCGGAAGATGACAAGACTTTAAAGGTAATATTTGACTTAGAACATAAAATAGGCAAGGAAATTATTTGGGTGGCAGGAAATACCTTTGAAGTTGTTAATAGAAGAGCAACAGGTGGCAATGGTTTACCAAATATTACATGGAGGTTTTGCACAACTGAGCTTAAAATGCGTCCTATTTTTGATTGGTGGTTTAAAAACATTAATGAAAAGGTTATAATGAACATCGGCATTAGGTATGACGAGATGGAAAGAGCATATAGGATACGCAATACGTTCAAAGGCATTGTAGGCAAACGCAAAACAAGGAACAAATGGGATGAAATTGAATGGAGAGAAGCTAAATTTCCACTAATAGAGAACAGAGTTATGCACCCAACAGTAATAAAATGGGCGAACCAAAGCGGTATAATTTACCCATCAGACTCAAATTGTGTTGGTTGTTTCCACAAGCCTATCCAACAACTGCGTAAAAATTGGGATGATAACAATGATAAAATGCAATGGTTTGCTAATCAAGAGGACATTGGTAAAAAATGGAAAAAAGAAATGAATTATGAACAAATTAAAAAACAAATGTTGCAAAGTGAATTTAGTTTCGGCACTGGTTCTGGATGCAATGCAGGTTATTGTACAGATTAAATAAATAATATGAGAAGCAGCGTAGTACAAGCAATTCAGCACGTAAAGATTGCTGATGAATTTATGAATGATTTTATTAGATCAGCACCAACAACTCGTGGAGCAATAATATTTGGGCAGTATAGCCGTAAATTAAGGTGGATATTGTCAGATATCATTACTTATCCACACTTTGACGATGATGTAAGGAAAGGAATTAAGGTTGAGATTGAGTCGGATGCGTTCTCGGTTGGAGCTATTAAGGACTTAATACCACTACTAAACCCTGAGCAAAGGGAGATGATAGAGGGCTTGATAGAGGATATCTTGAAAGGTAAGACGATTGAGTTAAGTATTAAAGACCATATCGTTGACGTCAACGAAATGATGAGTATGTCGGAAATTCCGAACAACTGAAAATAAATAATATGGACTATTTAAAACTGGGCATAAATGCGATTGCGGTCAATGCTTCCAAACAAGCCATCTTTGGTTGGAAGAAATACCAAACGGAGCTGATAACGGAGCAGGAATTAGAGATGCAAATGGCGGATGCGAGGTGCAAGGGTATAGCTATTATTTGTGGTGAAGTGAGCGGAAATTTGGAGGTAATAGACATTGATACCAAATATCAAACGTACGAGCTTTGGGAGGCTATTAGAGCGCGGATAAGTGATAAGTTATATGCTAAGTTGCACGTTGTCAGGACGCGAAATAATGGCTACCATTTGGCTTATAGATGCGAGTGCATAGAAGGCAATCTAAAGTTGGCAACAAGACCTGCGAGTGCGGAGGAGCTTAGTCGTACACCATCAGCTAAGACTTATTGCATAATTGAAACAAGAGGAGAGGGCGGTTATGTAGTTGCACCTCCGACTGAAGGGTATGAGGTGTTGCAGTCGGGCATAAATGTGTTGGATGTGGAAGAGAGAGAGGAGTTAATGATGATAATGCGCTCTTTTAATGAGGTGATGGAGGAGGCAGTCATTGAGGCACATTTGCGTCCATCAGTTAAGGAGTATGGGCTATCGCCTTTTGATGATTATAATAGGAGGGGAGATATTGAGGTTTTGTTGGGTGGGCATGGATGGAAAAGAGTGCAGGAGAACTCGGAAAGGATATACTTCCTGCGACCAGGTAGTGATGCTGCGCATAGTGGCTCTTGGAACAAGGAAATGCAGCTTTTTAGCGTTTTTTCTACCAATACTGAGTTTAAAGTTGAGAAAGGGTACAAATTAGTGGCAGTTTTTTGTTTTTTGGAGTGTAACGGGGACTTTAAAGAGTGTGCAAAGAGGTTGCTTGACATGGGTTATGGTGAAAAAAAAACTTCGCATGGCGGTAAATTAGAGAAGGAATTGTTCACAAAGAAGCAGAATGGGGCGAGTACGGATGATATGGTGTCAGTATTGGTAAAAAAGTATAACAAAGGAGTTGCTGATGCTAAAGTGATTGTTGAGGAGCTGGAAGATAGATGGGGTGAGCAGATACTTGAGTTTTGGGACATAAATGAACGTAACAAGTCGGTAAGTATTAACCGGTACAAATTGCAGGTATTTTTGACTCAAAGAGGTGGTTTTAGGCTATATTTTTATGATGAGAATAGTACGATATATAGGTTGATTAGGGTTAAAGATGGTTTTGTTGAAGAGGCGAGTACGGAGCAGATAAAAAGGTTCATCAAAGATTATGTGGATAGGCTTCCGGATACTTTTGATGGTGAGGTTAGTCCGCAGGATTTGTTAGAGCTTATTTATAAAGGTTCGTCTATTTTGTTCTCAGAAGCATTTTTTGAGTTCTTCGATAGGGCAGACATCGAGTTTTTGAAAGATGACAAGAATACAAGCTACTTTCCATTTAGGAACGGAGTTGTGGTGGTGACAAAGGATAAAGTTGAGCTTAAATCTTACGGAGAATTGAAGAAATGTATCTGGAAGTCACAAGTAATTGACTTTAATATAGCCATTGATGAGGATATTGATAGTGAGAACATAGAGTATTATAGGTTTATCTCTGAGATATGTGCTAAGGATTTGGATAGGACAATGTATGCTTTGTCGTTGATTGGGTACTTATTGCATAAATATAAAGATCCGAGCCGACCTTATGCGGTGATTTTGGCTGAGGAAACGGACAATGAGCAGACCGGTGGAGGGACTGGCAAGGGGATATTTGTAAAGGCATTGTCGTATATCCTGAACACAGTTAGAGTGGATGGTAAGAACTTTAAACTTGACAAATCATTTGCATTTCAGAGGGTTGACCTTGATACAAGAATATTGGCGATAGAAGATACGAGGCGGAACGTTGATTTTGAGGGATTTTACTCTATAATCACTGAAGGTGTTACCGTTGAAAAGAAGAACAAAGATGAGCTTTTTATCCCTTACGCGGACTCGCCAAAGGTTATGTTTACCACTAATTACACCATCCCGAACTCTGGAAATCACGCAAAAAGAAGGCAAAGGGTGCTTGAATTTGCTCCTACATTTAGCTCTACCTATACTCCGGAGGACTTATTTGGACATAAATTGTTTGATGATTGGGACTTACATGAATGGAATAGGTTTTATAATTTGTTGTTTATGTGTGTGAGT